AGAATACAATTCAGATAATATAATACGTTGAATTCTATCAATTGTACGAGCAAAACGAATGTCTTCTGCTGCTAATGTTGCTTTACCTGACAAATCTTTATCATAACCCATAAATGCTTTAGGCACTTTAAGTGCGGCAAATAATTTGTCTCTTAAATAAGCCACATCTTCAATGCCATTGTATTCTAAACCTTTAGTAGTTTCAATTTTAGTTGCTGTATCGTTGCCACGAACTGGAATGTAAAAATCTTCTAACATGTTTTGCATGTTATACTTTAAGTTATACTCACCAGTTTGAGGATCCATATACGGTGTTTTCTTCATTGTGGTGATTGTCTTCTTCATAAAGTTTTCTACTTCATTAGGAGGAATAGCACCAACGTTAATGTAAAACACACGTTTTTCTGGAGCGCGAGATATTCTATGAATTAACATAGCATCTTCCATCAATGTGTACTGTTTAAACAATTTACGTGCTGGTTCAATGTATGAACGACCATAAGGTAAATAGTTAACATCCGTTAATAAACGAAAGTGGGCCATTTCATAGTTGTCAAAATATATTCCACTTGAATCATCTTGTGCTTTTTGATTTGGAACAGTATACTGTCCTGTGCCTCCAACATAACCATCTGGACTAAATCTAAATCTTACTGATGCTGGATTTTCTTTGTCATAATTTTCTTGGCGCATAATATGATATGCTGTGTATGGTATAACATTGTACACTCCAAATTTCTCAGCTATTTCTAACTTTAAGAAAAAGTCACCATATTTACACATTTGTCTAACCCAAGACCACATGTTAAACTCAATGTTTAACACATCATAAAACAAGTTGTAAAGTATTTTTTGAACATCTTCATCTGAACTACGAATTTGTAACACTTCACCCATTTCATTTTTTAAAGAACATTCATCTGACACAATGTCTAAAGCAGAAGCTATAATAGCGTCTGTGTCCATTACATCATAGTCTGAATATAGTTGAGATCTTAAATATTGATAGTTAACATTTAACTGTTGACCATAAAGTGACGTAGTGTTAGGTGAGTAAATTCTACTGTATCTGTCTACTAATGAATTTGTTTGATATTCACCACTTTGTTGGATTGAATTAACATCCATTACTCGAAGTTGATTGCCTCCTTCATTTCTGACAATTACGTCAGTTGAAAATAATCGTTTTAACCTCGGAAATATACTTTTATCTGCCATTTTTTATTTAATTAATTAACCAACTTATGTCTTCATTTTGATCATTTCCTACTTTCATTGAATATGGATTATCTGTTCCTGATGCAAAGTAAGCTCCTTGATATTGAGCAGGTCTTGATATGTTTCCAATTGTTGCTCTTGTCATTTCAATTCCTTGTTGTTTGTTTTTTAAAGCTGTGTCTCTTACATACATTGCTGTGTTGAAAGACATTACTAAATCATCATTGTAACCGGTTTGTGCTTCTGCTCTACCATTTTTCCAAACGAATATTTTCATTTCTTCAATCAATCGTTTTGATCTAATGATAACACTATGATCACCTAAATATTCTCTTCCCTTATTGATTACTAGTGGTCGTGATTTTAATGACATAGTAAAACCCGGTACCATTTTCGATGTGTCTTCATATCTACTATACGAATCAGAAGTTGGGGAGTCACTTTTAGATGAATAGTAAAGATTTCTATAGTTTCTTTCTAGAATAGCGTCTAATGTAGACCAACCAATATTGGCATTTTCAACTACTAACAGTGCTTCGTTGTATTCTGTTGCTATACCAACTAACATATATCCAAATTCTTTTGGAGACAGTTGACTTTTAAATTCTGCTACTTGAGCATTTGTTTCTAAGTCAAATACATGAAATGCTGAGTAGTCTTTACCATCACCTCTAGCAACGTCAGCTACTACCATGTAATTTCTTGAATAGTCAGGTGCTTCCCACACCCATAAATTCTTGTCTACTCCTCGTCTTTCCATTGGTTCAACAACATTAGCAGTCATCATATATTCAAGATGTTCTGGATAGTAAACTACCTCACCAGACGTTGTAAAATCACAGTCACATTCTTGTGCTGCTAATCTTGGATCACCTAATTCTACATCTTGTTTATCTCTCCATGCTTGATCTCGTTCTGGATGTAAACTCCAAGGTAACTTAATTGGTAAAAAGTTATTTTCACCTGCTTCTGCTCTCACCCACGTTTTATGAAACCAATTTCCTGTGCCGAATGGAGTTGACAATACTATTGCTCCACCTCCGGTTGCTAAGGTTTGTTGAGCAGATGCCCAAATTGGCTCAATACCATCAATGAATGCTGCCTCATCTATAATTAGTAAAGACACAGCTTCAGATCTACCTGCGTCACTTGCTGCTGATGTTGCTTTAATTTGTGAACCATTACTTAATCGTAGAGTTAACTTATTGTTTTCTATTGCTCCTACTTTAAGCCATGATGGTAAATTATCATACATAAACTTGGTTTTAGTAACCATGTTTTTGGCTGTTTCTTGCTTAGTAGCTATACAAAGAATATTTTTATCTTTATGAAATGTCATCATCCACAAAGAATATCCTGCAGCTAATGTTGATATGCCTAATTGTCTTGACTTTAGAATAAGTGAATATGGATTATCTTTCCATAAACTTAATACTTTAGCCTGGAATGGGTACAAGTTAAATATAACTCGTCCACGTTGTGGATGTTGTATGTTACAATATTTACGCATAAAGTGGCTTGGATCTTGGGCACACTTAATGTATTCTGCTCTTATTATTTCTTTTAAATCTGACATTATTTTTTACCTATTTTCCAATAGACTCTTAAACTTAAATTTGGTTGTAAATTTCCATCAATACCTACTCCTAATCCATAAACCTGTTTCTTTTTAGTTCTCAATAATAATTCAGGACCAAAAAAGTTTATACCGGTTGAACTTCCTACTAATCCTAAACCAGCATAAAATTCGTTTTTATTTTTGATAATAGTATTGGTAGTAGTTACAGTAGGAAATTTAAGTGTATATTTTATATTTCTAACTTTGATTTTATTTTGTGTAATTGAATCTCCTATGTGGAAATTTAAAGTGTCTGTTTTTAATGAATCTTCATAATAGTAAGTAGAATAATAGTCACCAATAACATATGATGTGTCTATTTTAACAGTAGTATCATGAATGTATTTTATTTTGGTATTCCACTTAGGAACATATGTAGGAACGTATTCTATTATTGTAGCATATGATGTATCTGTTACAGTGATAGTATCATTTTCAGGTACAATTACTTTACCTCCACCACAAGATTTTTGCAGCAATATTACAATAATTAGTGTTACTATAATTAAAAAGTAAAATTTACTCTTATTTTCAGACCAATTCATTATGATATAAGATCACCAGTAAGATTTTTAATTGTACTTACTTTGATAAGTATACTTCTATTATTTTGAATGTATTGTTTTAATGCTTTCATTTTCTTTTCATATTCAGCATCTTTATTCTTCATTGCTTTAATTTTAGCTGATAAGTTTTTTACAATAGTAGCTGCGGCATTAGCTGCTTTTATCTTTTCATCATCTATACCTTTAGATGCTGTTTTTTCTATATCTTTTTCTACTGCTTTGATGTCAGCCATTTTAGGCTCTTCTTCAGGAGTGTCAAATTCTTTGTCAACTTTAAAGAATGTATCTTCTTCATCTTCTACTTCTTCTTCGTCACCTGCTACTGCTATTACATCATCAACTTCTGGTGCTTCTTCTTCAGGTGCTTCTTCTCCTTTAACTCTAGTTGTAGCTATTGCTCCAACCATTTTAAGTTCTTGAATTGCTGGGTTGATGTTTGCTGAATCTTTTTTGCCTAATTTTTCTGCTAGGTCCTTTTGTGATATACCTTCTTCTCCTGCCTCTACTATGAAATTTAATAAATTAGCAATCCAACTTCCCTCATATAAATCTTTAGCTGCTTCGAATTTTTCCTGATTATCTACTTTAAGATTATTAGCTTTACGAGCCATTTCTTCAAGTCCAGCTTCAGCTACTGCTCCAGATTTAGCAACTTCTGATTTTTTAGTTGTAAGAGCTTTCATTTGAGCATCAATTGATTTTAATTCAGCGGCTTTAGCTGCGTTTTCTTCAGCTGTTCCTTCACTTAAAGTTAATTCATTTATAATGGATTCACGAACATATTCGTATAGGTCTTTACGTTTCATATTAGAGTTTTTGTTATAAATATTATAAGTTTATATAAGATTTGATTTGTTTTAATCTGTCTTCAGTAGAACCTGATATGATTCCGAAGTTTTTAATTTTGTCTAAATGACAAGAACATAAATGTTTAATGGTTTGATCAATTTGACTTCTATAAACAGCATCTGTAGTGCGTACGTTATTGTCTTCTATGCTAACTCCAGCAGGACTAACATAAAATATCCAATCATACTCTTCAATAAAACGTGATGCATAATGTTCAAAAGCTAATTTAGACGATTGTTCAATTGAACTAGCATTTAACGTAAAAGATATTACATCTATAATAGTACGATCAGTAATAACGTTTTTTACAATTAATTCACTGCATCTTTCTGATAGGAATACCGTTTGTCCTTTTAAAGTACTGTCTGTGTTTAATGGTATTCCTAAGTCACGTAAATATTTACTACGTTCTGTAGCAAATGTATAGTTTTTAAATTCTGGCAATTCTTGTAATGCTTTAACCAGTGTTGTTTTTCCAACACTTACTGTACCTGTAAATCCAATTTTCATATTTTAATGTCTTGCTTTTGATGCTCCTGATTTATACCAAGGTAAACCAGTACCTTCTTTTTTACGTTTTTTGTAGTCATCTTTAGAGAATACAAATCCATTTAAATAATATTCTTCTTTTCCATCTGGATGAATTAATGCTGGACCTTCAGCGTTGTGTAGTTTACCATCTCTGATGTAACGTATTGTACCATCAGGTGACTTAAGGCGTTTAGTTGTAATTTCCATAACTTTTATTTTTTGTTTAATTAAATATATGTTAAAGAATCTTGTAAGCCAAGGAAATCTATGCTTCTTCTATGTAAAGCATAAAGTCTTTTATAACTTCTCGCTTTTCAGGAGTTGTGTTTATTAGGGCTTCTTTTAACACTAATGACATGTCTTTTTTAGACTCAACAATTAAACTTTTAAGTGTTGTTAAAATAGACTCAGTTAAAATGTATGTTTTTTCATCACTATAGTCCTCAACATCATTAAGGTACAATTCAATATATTCGTTTAATTTATTTTGTGATACATTCATGGATTAAATTTTTTAAGCGTTTAAATATTTCAGTAATTTTACCTATTTGACTGTTTAACCACTGTAGTCGTTCTCCCATTCTTTTACCTTCCATAGGCGTTTCAATGTTAGTGATGTAGTCTTTAAGTGGTTTCATGTACTCACCACCAGTTAAAAATATAAATTGATCATTTTCTAAGTTAAGTTTATGGCCTTTCATTTGACTAATTGTTTCTTCTGCCCACTTTTTCTTTTCATCTGCTGACATTTCTTTAAGTGTCTTATCATATGGTTCTAATACTTTAGTCATTGGTACTAAATGATGTTTAGCGGATAAAATGAACATCTTATCTGGTTTGAGAGATTTACCATATTCCAACGTTTTTCTAAACATAGGAGATGCTGAGTATAAATCTTGTGCTTGTGAAGGCTTGTCTAATTTAGATTTAGTGCAACTTAATATTACGATTTTTGCCATTAATTTAATTTATTATAAATATTATAAAGAATGGATAGCTTTAATGATACTTGTTTTAAATAAATGGTTTAAATGAGTTGTCAAACAATCACACATAATTTGTTTATATTGTGGAAATGTGATGATTACATGTTGTATAAAGTCTTCATATGATGCGTCTTTATGTAGAATATATTTATTTTTAACCTGTAAAACTTTTAAATGTTTATATATTAAATGATAATTTTTATTGTCTCCTTTATTTTTTAAGAAATTAAAAACATTAACTAAAAATAAAACATATGGTTTAGATGATTCAAAGTCACAATTTGCAATGATTTCTCTAGCTATACTCCAGTTACTTTTATCTGTACTGGCTAACATACCATATAATGTTTGAAACATTTCTAAGTCTACAACTGTGTCTTTATTGGTTTCACTGTTAATGTTGTCATCAAATACTACGTCTAAGTTGTTTTTTTCTATTAAGTCAAACATCTTATAAAAGAATTCTAAATGATCACATGCATTTTTATTACCATGTGAATTAGTAAGTAATTCACCTGTTGTTGTTGGATAATTTAACAAAACAGAAAATGCTTTATTGTATTTTATAGCATCTGAAAGATTTTTCTCTGATATGATAAATGACAATGGTTTTAAATTTCCTTCTTTTTTATCTTTTTTAGACAAATAATATGAAGATGTTTTTAAAATATTATTGTACTCATTATCTTTATCAACAAATGAAGAGAAATCTTTAGCTATAACATCATATGGTATTTCATAGTATTTTTCTACTTTTTCCTTTAATATTTCTGAAAAATATGCTTCCTTAATGAAAGTATCATTTATAATTAAAGTGTCTAATTTTTCAGTTTTTCTAGCTGTTTCTATGTTTAACTTATTTTCTTCAATGTAATTTTTCAACTTATAAGAAGGAAATGAAGATAATGGAGTTAAGTAAACTGTAGTGTTAGATTTTAATTTATTGTTTTTATACTTTTGATACAATGTTTCATATTTAGGATAAAGATCTTCTGGAACAATATCTATTACTGGATTCCAAGATGCATTGGCTAGTTTTTTTCTAGTATCTAAGTAAATTGCTTTGCTGTGTTTCATAATTTTATTTAGTTAAAAATTTAAGTAAAGTTTTATTTAACATTAACGATTTAAATGATGATGTATTTCCATTGTATATTGACTTGACAATATTGTACTTTAAGTCAACTGCAAACAAATCTTCATTCATTAAAAATGCTAATCTGTCAATAAATGGTTTTTCAATTTTATTTTCCTTACTGTAGTATAAACTATAGTTAACTAAACGAGTTGATAAAATTGAGGCTAAATCTGCTCTGTATTTTTTCTCTTTACCAATGATACCTTTCAACGTGTTTAACACATAGTCTTCTTTTTCATGATGTAATGTGTCTTCAGGTGAAATCATCTTGTCTAATTTGTTGTTGATAAACATTGTAAACAAAGTTGTAAATTCAGGTCCAACACTACCTTCTCCAATCATTTGAATTAATGGTAAATTAGTTTCAAACGAATCAATTGATGATATTGAGTTGAAGAATGTTGTAATACTTCTTGAGTTGATGTTTGTGGTTACTAGTTCAGGATGTTTTAGTAAGAAATTTATACACCTACCATCTACCTTATTATCCTCAGCCCAAACACTCCAACATTTAATGTCAAACTTTAAATTAACTGAAATAAATCGTGTTTTTTGAGCGTTGTCTATACTGTTAACTAAATACTCTCCATCGTCAGGATTAGCAGTTAACATAATGTGCCAATCTTTAGGCAAAGACCAACTAATGTATGTTTGTCTGTCAATTAACTCCATTACAGCTTGTATAAATCTAATGTCAGCTCTATTCCAATCATCTAATAATAATATTCCTCCTTTTGTTTTACCAGCAATCCATTCTGGTGGACAATAACTCATTCGATTTTGACCTGTAAATTTATATCCTAATTTAGTGTACTCTTCTACTGCGTGTTCATCAATCCATAAACAGTTGTCTTTGTCTTTACACACTTCAAATTGTCTGATTGGAAATCCTACTAAGTCTCCTAACTCTTCAATTTGAGATAAGTTTAACTTAACTAAGTTTAAGTCTAATTCTTTTGCTACTTGTAAAACCATAGATGTTTTACCAATACCTGAGTCTCCAATGACTTCAACTGCAACTGGTAGTTTTTTGTTTTCTTGTAAGAATCGATTGTTCTTTACAATGTGAGACAAAAATTCTTTTGCTTCATTAATGTTTAACGATACTGGTTGATGTGTCTTTTTTGTCATAACTTTTATTTTTTGTTTGTTTATAAATTAAATATATGTTTGAGAGTCTAGGAAGCCGAGTTAATCTTGTATTTTGATTGCATTATTCCAACCTAATTCTTTTACTTTTTCTACTTTTTCTCCTTTAGAACATATAACTGTTAACAATGGTTTAAATGTATTAACTGATTTTTCAGGAATGAATCCATCTGTTAATATGACTAAACTATTGTACTGTTTATTTTTATTAAAGTATTCAACAAATGGATTCATATTTGTGCCTCCTCTACCTGTAACAAAAGTAGGCATTTTACCATCATATTCATAAACATTACTTATGTTAGCATCTCCTTCTGCTATAGTAATTGAAATGCCTGTTTTCCACATATGATATATTTCATTGAAAAACTCTACTAAATCTTTGTTGCTAACTGAACCTGATGTGTCTACTCCTACTAACACATTTTTCTTTTGTTTGACTTTTAAAGCTGGATTTTCTTCAAAACGTTTGTTTAATTTACGTCTTGTTTTTTTAGTGTATACCTTAGTTGACGTTCCAAAAAATCTTCTAAAATATCCTTTCCAATCAAATGATTGTGGTTTCAATTCAAACAATGAATCAATGTATCCTTTTAACTCTGCTGGTGTAAAGCCTATGTCACGTTGACCTTCAACTATACTTTTTATTTGGTGGTCAATTTGTGCTTTAACTAATTTTTTATCTGCCTCAGACAAACTGTCAAACTCTTTCCAAGTTGGATGTAAACCATCAGCTATAGAACCATGTTTTCCTCCTGAGCTTGGATTGCTGTCTAGTAAAGCATTTAATGCTGGACTTGCACCACTTAACTTTGCTTGTGACAATAACTCATAGTATTTTTTAGTGCCTGCTTTTAAAGGTAAATTAAGTTCTGGAAATGTACTTGGCAGTAAAATGTCAGGTGTTGGATAATATTCAGGTGTTAAGTACTGATTTATTTCAATATCAGCAGCTACATTGTGTAATTCATGATCTGGAAAGCCATCTCTATCTGTTAAGTGATGAAAACATATGTGGAGTAGTTCATGTTTAAGCAATCCAATTTTTTTCTTATCGTTGTCTAAACTTGCCCAAAATTCTTCATTAACAGCTAGTTGATAGTTAATTCCGTTTTTACATACTCCGGCTGTTGAAACAACATCTCTAATTACTTTGTTTAATGTTGATAGAAATATACCATAAAATGGCTCAGCAAACATTAGTTGTTTTCCAATTCGGGAAAGGTCATCATGTGTATTTATCATAACTTTGATTTATTTGTTTGATTAAACATAAGAAAGGCTTCCGAGGAAGCCTAACTTTTTAATTTATGTGAGTTGAGATTTACATCCCAGCTAATTTTTGCATACGAATAAATGATTCATCTATTACGTCTTCGTCTTCAAAGTCATCAATTATTCCGTCTTCGTCTGTGTCTAGACTCATGATACCTTTAATTGCTTTCTTCATACCGTCTTTAACCTTTGTAGGATCAGCTGGACGGCCACGTCTTAATGTACCTTTAACTCTCATTCTTAACTTTTCAATAAATTCAGCTCCTAATGTTGCCAATTCTGCCTCATTAGCCTGGTACTCATTGTCGGCTTCAAGTTTTGAATTAACCTCTGTTGCTACTAATGTTTTGTCGCTTGCTTTTCTTCCTCTTAAGCCACTGCCTGCTCCTGCTGATTTTTCTTTTTTAGGAGCGGCTAAGCCTGCTTCTATGAATAAACCTATTTCTAAAAAGTCTTTAATTTTAGGATTAAGAGCTAACTGGTTTTTATCTGTTGCATCAATTAACGCGTCACGTGTAATACCTGCTTCTCCTGCCGATTCAACAGCCGCGATCATTTTACCGATCCAGTTGTCACTGCCAAATAAACTTTTTGCTTTTGCTAATTTAGTTGCGTCACCAATAGCTAATGTAGTTGCGATTCTAGCCATTTCATTTAACTCTTCTGTGATGAGTGTAGATATTACTTGTCTTAATTTATTTTTCATGAATGTGATATTTTATAATAAATATTAAAAACATTCAAAAAAATCAGGGTACTCTTCATTTTCTTCCATGTGGTGCATATTTTATGATAATAAATATTCAGCAACATAAATTCCATGCGCTCCACTAACAGTAATTCCACGAGCAGATAAAGCATCTCCTACAAAGTGAACATTTGGATATTCATTTAATGATAAGTCTTTATAGTTTACTAATGGTTCAGGAGATAAATATTTTACTTCAGGAATGTACATTCCCCAATCATCACCAAACTCAAATACTTTATTCATATCTGAGATAAAATTTTCAATGTATTCAAAATGTCCTTGAAACGCTTCTTTTACTGTATCTAATCCATCTGGTCTAACACACTTTATTGGTTCTTCCTCTGAGGTTAATGTGGGTTTACGAGTTTCATTTGGTGAATAATATAAACCAGATTTCCAATCAAATCCTTGATCAGGTTCTGTTTCTAATTGACATTTTTGTACTACATCTCTTGACCATTCAAATGGATTTTCAATGCCTTTAATTTCCATTAATATGCCAAAATTAGTCATATCATTTCTAAATTCTTCACCTTTTTTAGCATGACCGTTGTAAGTAATGTCACCATATGTTTCTTCAACTGCAACATATGCCGCGTTATTGTTAGTACAAAAACTACGTAATGACACATTGTCAAACTTTTGATATAATTTAAAATCATAAGATACATCAATTAACTTTTGAAAGTATTTTTGTGGTGCTTCAAATCTTACTCCAATTTGTACTGATTTTGCTTCAGTAGCTAGTTTATAGTCATCTGATAGTTGTTGAGCAAAGTCAATGCCAGATTTACCTACAGCAAATATAAGAGTATCATATTGACCTATAATAGTATCTGTGTCATCTCCATTTGTTTCAATATATTCAAAATGATTTGTTTTAAAGTCAATTGATACTACCTCTATATTCCAACTAAATTTAACACCTTTATCAACTAGAAACTTATACCAATTTTTAGCA